TTGCGGAGTGATGTGCCTGGATTCTTCATCGCTTTTTCTTTACTATGTCGGTTATACGGCGAACAAGTTTGCTGCGTTCAGCAACAAATGACGGCCAAAGGAACGGCTGCGGGGCGATGCCGAACTTGTATATCTTCCGCGCAATGTTGACGGCGTGGTTCTTGTCACCCTTCTTGATCACCTTCTTTTTCGTTCCCCACTCATAAATTGAGTTCACGAACTGCGTCCAGTTGCCCTTCTTCGGTCGCGCCTTGATGGCGGCCGCCACCGGTTGCATTTCTGCAGGCACGTCAACCTTGCCCCGCGTGCCGAACTCGATGTACGGAGCGTGATACGCATTCGCAAATACCGAGTATTGCAAGGTAGTTGTGCGCTCGCTTCCGATGCTGCCCCGCAGTTCGGCAAAGTTTGCCGGTGCTTTGCGCTTCGCCATCGTTGCGATCTTGTTGACACTTGCCTGCATCTCTGCATCGACCTCACGCGTGACCTCATTGTCAAGCTGTGCAAGTGCGTTGATCACCCCCTGAACACCTTTGAGCTGAAGGTTCATATCGCTACCCTCCGGTAGTATTGTGCGGCCATCATCGGGAAGTCCACAAGGTTCGCGCCTTCATTTGAGAGGTCGATGCCTCTGTTCTGATATGTGTATGCGGTGATGGATAGGATGTCGTTCTTGATGTCATCAGGAAGGGAGGAATAGCCGCTTGTGAGCCATATCTCATAGATGCCGGAGTGATACACCGATATCTGCGCGCCATTCGCCCCATACGCCTTAAAATCAGTCGTGGCGCATCCATCCATCATCACCATGTCAATCGACTGCACGGGGCCTGGTAGTTCGTAGAGTTCGCCGGCGGTCATCTCGATGGTGAGATGCAGTTGCCGCGTGCCGTAGTTCCGGCCGGTATAGTTCTCATGCCAGATGCGTGCATTCTTGATGAGCGAACCGATCAGCGTATCATCATCGCTGAAGGCTATTTTCATGTATGCTTTTGCATCAGCCACACTCACCGGCTCGGTGGTGTAGTCCTGCACAATCTCTGTATCTATGAGGAGGTTCATACTTGTCGTTTATGGTCAGCGATTGACTGACGCATAAAGTTACGAAGTCTCTCCAAGGATGCCATCGGGTCAAGTTCACGGCTGCGAATCTTTGCCGCTTTGCTTGCCTTCTCGTAGGCCTTGGCATTGAATAGCCGCTCGATTTGGTCAACCCATTGCTTGACATTTTCACGATCAACGTAAAGCCCTGCCTTGCCACAATTTTCCCGAAGCCCTTGAGTGCCAGACGAAATGACCGGGATGCCACTGCACATTGCCTCCGTTGCCGTCCTGCCCCAAGATTCGTACTTTGACGGCATGATCAGGATGCGTGTTTTTGCGTACACATCCTTGATCGTGGGTGTCTTTGGCAGCACCGTCACGTTCGGCGGTTGGTTCGTGTGCTGACCTTTGCCTGCCGGTTCGGAGTAACTGCCCATCACCCCGATGAACTTGCGGTGTGGCAGTGCCTCCGCTATCTGCCGGAGGATGTGGCCGCCCTTGTTCTCGTCCAGGTTGATGAGCGTGATGGCTTCGTTGTAAGATGGGTCTATGTTCGTGTCATAATGCCGCCAATCGCAGGGAGGAGTTACCACTATGCTCGGATGGTCGTAGTTCAGTTGCTCCTTCGCCCATTCGCTGTTGTAAATGATGTACTGCGGGGAGTCAGCCCAGACGATGCGGTTGTACGTGCTGGTGTTGTGAATGAGATGGAAGAGTGGACGTTTGTACACTTGTGCGATGCCGATTGTCCAATCGGTGTAGTCAAGATGCGTCATCATTGCATCGCTCCAGCCGATCAGCCGCTCGATCACCATGTCCTCCGGGGGGAATACATCAATGCCATCATACGTGTACATTGAATTGATGCGGTAGTGCCTGGCTTGGTGTAGAAGCACACGCACATCGCCGCCATTTGCTTTGATGTCCTTGTTTATCCAATGCGCCATGTACTCCGCACCGCATGTGTGTTGCGGAGGGTAGAGGTGAATGGAGTTGAGCAGCTTCATACCTTGGTAATTTTCACGACCAACATCTTGTAACCCATATCATCTTCGCGGCCATCCTTGATGATCTCAACGCCCGGCATGCCAATGAAGTCGGTGAAGTGCCAAAGGCTTCGGTGCGTCTCAAGTTCGTTGCCGTAGGCAGCGCCCTGCTCGATCCACACCGCCGGCGTGCTGATCAGGAGGATGCCGCCGGGATTCAGCACATCGCGCACGATCTTGCTGATTACTGCATTGCCTTCGTCCTTGTCGAAATGCTCAAGGACATCGGTCATCAGGACGCAGTCATACTTTGCATCGCTCTGCTCAAGGTAATCCTGGATGGTAGATATATGAACGAGGTTGTAACAATCCCATAAAGGTGAATGATACTCACGGAATCCCTCAACACCTATGACCGTTGTCTGTCTGTAGTTATTCTTGACGCCGACATTCAACCAGTTGCGGATGCCTGCACCATTGATGCCGTGGCCGATGCCGAGGTCAAGCACGGTGCGCGGATTGTGCATCAACACCTGACGCATAATGTCGCGGAAGGAGGAGTATGAGCCGATGGGCATGGTGTGTGTTTGTGTGTTAAGCAAAGAAGGGAGCAAGGCGCATGGCCTCACTCCCTTTGTATATCAGAGGTACAGATTAGCTCGCGCTTCCGTAGATCGCAGCGGTAGGCTGGAAGGAAAGCAGAGCAACACGGGCTTCAGCGCGGTAGGTCACCAGGTTCTTGACGAAATCATCTTCGTTGGTCTCACTGCTACGAACAGCGAGGCCGGAGGCCTGAGCGATGGCGAACGCATCGGTGTTCATGACATAGATCTTGCCGCTCACGATCTGAGAGTGAGGTACAAGAGGAATGCCCACGATGCGGGTCTCGCCTTGTGCGCCGATCGTGATGCCGCCCGGTACACCATAGCTGCCATTGGTCGGCTGCGTCTTCAGGACGGAGGCCCACACGGCATGGGTGGTCAGGATCAGGTTGGGCTGACCGAGACCAAGAGCCAGGTGCTGCGCAGTATAGTCAATGACCCTTTCAGCGACCGGAGTGGCAGAGGTACTGCCGGCGGTTGCAGATGCGGTGATCGTTGACATGAAGCTGTTGTTGATGGCGCGGTTCCAATCCTCAAGCAGGCTCTGGGAGAGATACGCCTGAAGGAACGGAAGGTCTTGCAGCATCTGACGGCTCACTCTTGCATAACCGGCTACGAACGGAACGGAGGTGTTAACCATCGTCACATCGTAATCGACCTGGGCTTTGGCTGATCCTTCGGTCTGCGTACCGAACGAACCTTCGCCGATGGCAGCGTTGCCGCGCGGGAAACTTACGTTGCCGGTGGCAGTCGGGATGATGCGGAAGATGTTGTACAGATGCGGGCTGAAGAACGACCGCAGGATGGGATTGTCGGTGTAGCTGATCTGCGAGGTGCCGGTCAGGTTGTTACCGAGAGTCATCGTGCCAACAGCTTTGGAGCTGTTGAACGGAGTCTCCGACTTGATGGCGTCAAAGTTGGCGGCAACAATATCCATGATGCCAGCCTTGAGCGACTTCTGACGGTCACCGCCAAAAGCATCGGCCTCCATCTCAGACTTGATCTTGCCATTGGCAGCGATCAGGCCGTTGATCTTCTCGCGCAGTTCGCCGAGGGTCTCACCCTTCTTCTGGGCATCCTCGTTCAGTTGTGCCACATTTGCGGCATGCTTTGCTTCCAGTGCAGCGACTTCTGCGCTCACCTGGGATTTGATTTCAGCGAGCTTCGGATCGAGCGCGCTAACGATGTCTTTTACTTCCATTTGGGTACGATTGTAAAAATTGTTTAGAAATATTTTAATGCCAAAATATCGAGTGCAGTGGCAGCTTTTTGCGCGATTTCATCCGTTTCGACCTTTGGCTCTGCCGGTGCCTCGACGGCTGCCGGTTGGCTACTCAAGTCCTCGAAATTTTCGAGCAGTTGGTAAAGCTGTTTGATCTCAAGCATCAGAAGTTCGATTGTTTCATCCGTAGCATCAGTGTGCTTGATAAACTTTTCGAGCTTCTTGATCCTTTCGACCTTGCCGTCAATACTTTTCAGTCCGAGCATAGGAGTGTATTCATTCGCTCCCCAGCTCGTCAAAGAACTTCCTTCATACAAAACTACGTCATACAGTTCAGTGGCCTCCTTGCCCTTCCTGCTCCCTTTCACGTTGAAGCCGATTGAATGCTCCTTTACGAGGTCGCTCTCGACCATCTTGATGAAGTCGCGGCCAAGGTTATGCGTCCCGATCTGTGATTCATAGTAAAGCCCATAGGAGTCCTCTTTCAGCTCCATGAGCTTACCAAGCGGTTGGCGCGGGTCGTGGTTCAGAAGGTGCTTGATGCGACCCTTCGGGAACCACTCATTGAGTGACTTCTGAAATGCCCCTGGAACGATGATGTCACCGTCCGAATCTTTTATGTTGAACGCACTGAAGTATCCAGTGACGATGCCCTTCTTGGCATCGACATCCTTCACCTCCTGCGTCATGCGTTTGTAACCGTAGATCATGCTTGTTTTTTTCTCGTCAATCTGCTGCAATTTACGAATTGCCCATTCAATGCCTGCCGTGCCTCCCCATGCGTCCCACATCAGCCCCCCGCAGCCTTCGCTATATGGCACATCCTTGTTTTGTTGGTGCCGCTTGAATGATGCCATCCGAGCGATGGTATCACGGCTGATGCGCTCTCGGTTGGCAAGTTGGTTGGCGCGTGTCCATCCGACCGGTGTGCCGCACGATGAGCCATTCTCTTCCTTCCACTTCAGCGCACGCTTTGCATTGTTGGTGGCTGCTTCTGGGTAGTCGTTGTAGGTCTCTTCCTTCTGCATGATGGCGTTGACGATGGCCTTCATGTCATCGTCATCGTCATCATCTTCCTCGCTTGCCTCAATGGCAAGGTAGGCTTGATATGCACGGTTGGCGGCACGTTCGGTGGTGTACACGCACTCACCATCTCCGATGCGCCATTTGCCGTTACTACATTGCTCTACTGGCATGTTATCGTCTTTTGGGTATTAACCTTCCTTGCGCGTCCCGCTTATTTTCGAATCCGAGAACGCATCTGCAATTTATCGTAAAAGCGGCAGGAGCTGCCGGATCGAGTGGGTAGTCTGCGACTGCCGTGATGCCGTTCGTTCGACCGATCTGTGTGAATGGCATGTCAAGTTCCTGCACCCGCCCGTCAAGCTGTGCATGGTCGTACTGATCTTTTTCGCTGTACCTTCTTGTACGGAAGTCGAGCGTGCTGATCCACTCCTTTGTCACCTCGTAGTCTTGCAGCCTTGCTGCCTCGATGGCGGCAAGGTTGGCCGCTCGGTTGCTCTCGGTGCGCGTGATGGTGAGTGCTCTTGCCGGCGATGCCACTTCAGGAGTGATCCGCCGTGCTATCTCCGCGAAGCCCCACCGCTCCTGCGTGCTCTGCACCAGGATGTTCAGGATGCGCTCCTTGGTCGTGGTCTCGATAAGCGTCAGCAAGTCAAGTGCCTGCTTGGTCAGCAGTTCGGTGATGGTGAGCAGGAAGTTGGCATTGAAGAAACTGACCTTCTGCCCGCGCTTGAGTTGCTGGTTCGTCAGCCTGCCGAACTCCATCGCAACTGACTTGTGCAATTTACTCACTACGTTGAGTAAATCTTCATTCAGTAGTGTGAACTGCTGAAAGGCACGGTCAAAGCCGATGCGTTCGGCTTCAGCAATGAACTGCTCGGCCTGCTTTGTGAGAGCACGCTGAACCTTGGGCAGACCTTCATCCTCATGCTTC